CGGTAGGTCTTGGCAACGGCAAACGATATCGGTTACAACAACGCGACGACTCAACGACGCGATGCACAAAAACCTCTTTCCAGCCGTTGTCCTTCCTACCCTCGTCCTACTCTTCTCGCTCGTCGGCTGCTCACTGTCAATCAACGTCAAGGTCGGTCGGTGTCCAAACCCCTTCGGAGGCATTCAACGTGAAACATCGCGAAACGGGCTACACCTTCGCCCAGGTCCCACGGGCGGATATCCCTCGGTCAGTCTTCAACCGGAGTCACGGGCACAAGACCACGATTTACGCGGGAGCTCTCTGCCCGCTGTACGTCGATGAGGTCATCCCCGGGGACACCTTCAACGTGCGGGCGTCCGTCTTCGCCCGCATGGCAACACCCCTCGTCCCCATCATGGACAACCTGTACATCGACCTGTTCTGGTTCTTCGTGCCCAACCGTCTCGTCTGGAACAACTGGCAGAAGTTCTGCGGCGAACAGGACAACCCCGGCGACTCCGTCGACTTCCTGATTCCCCAGGTCACCATCGACATCCCTTCAGCTGCGCCGCCTCCGAATATGCCGGAGGCTCAAGCCCTCTTCTCGCTGATGGGCGTTCCCTGCTACACGACGGGTCTCTACACCGTCAATAACCTCTTCGCTCGCGGTTACAACCTCATCTGGAACGAGTGGTTCCGCGACCAGAACCTGCAGACCAGGGCGGTCGTCGACAAAGACGACGGCCCGGATACTTTCCTCGACTACTACATCCGCCCTCGCGGCAAGCGGCATGACTACTTCACCTCGGCCCTGCCCTGGCCGCAGAAGGGCCCCGGCGTCGACATCCCCATCTCGGGCATTCCTGTGGTCGGCGCCAACGGCGGCTTCCCCGTCTTCAACCTGCTCGGCGACAACGCATTCACCTCTGACCTGCACGTGCCTGGCGCTGCTTCCGGCGTCGACCAGAACGTTCAGGTCGACTTCAGCAACGCGACCCCGTCGCCAGCTGGCAACCTTCGGTGGTTCAACACCGGTCTCGAAATCGGCGTCCCCGCCGGCGAGGCCACCGGCACCATCAACGCTCTTCGCCAGGCGTTCCAGCTCCAGAAACTCCTGGAGCGCGACGCTCGCGGCGGCACTCGGTACACTGAGCTCGTCCGGTCTCACTTCGGCGTGGTCTCTCCTGACGCTCGGCTCCAGCGCCCCGAGTACCTCGGCGGGCACACCATCCCGGTCAACATTAAGCAGGTGGAACAGTCGTCCGCCTCTGGCGCTTACGCGAGCACCCCTCAGGGGCATCTCGCCGCCTACGGCGTCGCCATGAGCTCCGGCTCCGGCTTCACGAAATCGTTCACGGAGCACGGCATGGTGTTCTGTCTCGCCGCCATCCGCGCGGACCTGACCTACCAGCAGGGTCTCTCCCGCATGTGGTCCCGCCGCACCAAATACGATTTCTACTGGCCGGCTCTCGCTCACATTGGCGAGCAGGCCATTCTCAACAAGGAGATTTACCTTCAGGCCGACTCCCTCGCGGCGGAAAACGACGCGGTCTTCGGCTACCAGGAGCGTTGGGCGGAGTACCGCTACAACCCCTCGAAGGTCACGGGCTTCATGAACAGCATGAGCCCTCTTCCCCTCGACATCTGGCATCTCGCGGAAAAGTTCGAGGACGTGCCGACTCTGTCGGCGGCGTTCATCGAACAGGTTCCGCCAATCGACCGCGTGGTTGCGGTCTCTTCTGACCCGGCGTTCCTGGTCGACGCCTGGTTCAACATCAAGGCCGCTCGACCGATGCCGGTCTACTCGGTGCCTGGCCTGGTCGACCATTTCTGATGGGCGACGCTCAGAGCACTCTCGCAACCGCTCTCCCGTACATCGGCGGAGTCGTGTCCGCCGTGGGCGCGTCTGCGTCGTCCGCGAAACAACGCGACTTCGAAGAGCGCATGTCGAACACCGCTTATCAGCGCGCGGTCGCTGACCTAAAAAAAGCGGGTCTCAACCCTAACCTGGCCTGGATGAAAGGCCCGGCATCTACTCCTTCCGTCGACGCGGTCAACGCGGGCGAACCTATCGCCCAGGGCATCAGCACCGCGTCGCGACTCACCCAGGAAAAAACTCGCATCGCCAATGAGACCGCCTCGGTCAACTCGGCCATCCAGAAGAACGCGTCGGAAATTCGGTACAACGACGCGGCTGCTCTTACTCAAGGCGCTCTCGGCGCCAAAGCCACCGAAGAGGCAAACCAGGTCGCGTTCATCAACTCGATGAACGAGGTGGAAAAACTCCGCCGCACTACGTCGACCGCTCGCGAGACTGAAAAACTCGAGCACGACAAATTCTGGGGGAACCTCTACCGGGTCCCCAACAACTTCGTGGAGCTCTTCAAAGAGGGCTACAAGGGCAACCCTGACCGCCCGACGCTCTCCGAACACCCCCCGGAAGTTCCGGGGTCAGGGGGTATCTGGCAATCGACCCAGATGCTGCAGCGGGCTCGGAACGAGCTCGAACAGGCACACAGCGCCGCGGAACTTTCTGAGTACGTCGCCAACATCGAAAAGTATGCCGCTTCGCACGCGGAGAAAGGCGATCGGTACCAGTGGGACCAACTCATCGCGAAAGCAAAAGCGAAACTCAACGCCGCCAAAGGCGGGAGGCTCAGTCCATGAGAGGACGTCGCATGTCACGCCGCTCCAACCGCTCCAACTTCAAACGCGGAACCCGCGTCAAGGGCGCCAACATGGGCGCCCGTCCCATGAGAGGCGGCTTCCGTCTGTGAGCTGTCTGTCACCGCTCTCCGGCTGGCGGTCCAGGTCGAAAAGCGACCTGGGCCGCCGTCCGGTAGTCTTCAACCTTCATCAGGGTTTCAGCGACATGCCTGTCGAGGTTCCCTGTGGTCAATGCATCGGCTGCCGTGTCTCGAAGTCTCGCGAGTGGGCTGTCCGAGCGGTACATGAGGCTTCGATGCACGACCTGAACAGCTTCGTCACTCTGACGTACAACGACGCGCATCTTCCCCGTGTCTCCGACGGCCAGGGCGGGTTCGTCGCGACTCTGAACCCTCGCGACTTCGTGCTCTTCATGAAACGTCTACGCAAGGCCCGCGGAGAACGGATCCGGTTCCTACAGGTCGGCGAGTACGGTTCTCTCGGCCGACCGCACCACCACGCGCTGCTCTTCAACTGCGACTTCGCGGATAAGGTCATCTGGCAGGCCGGCCAGCGGCCCCTGTTCCGCTCATCTGAGCTCGAAGAGCTCTGGCCTTACGGCTTCAGCTCCATCGGCGCTGTCGACTTCGAGAGCGCCGCGTACGTCGCGCGCTACACGGTCAAGAAACTTACCGGCCCGATGAGGCCGAAACATCACGTCCCCGAATACCTGACGATGTCGCGTCGACCTGGTCTCGGGGCAACCTGGCTAGAAGCAAACGCCCTCGACGTCTATCCCGAGGGCGTGGTCACTCTTCGCGGCGGCAACAAGGTTAAACCGCCGCGTTATTACGACGCCTTTTGGCGTCATCACTCGCCGGAGCAATTCCGGCAGATACAAAACGCCCGGCGCCTGCGGGCGGAATCCCTGGTCGATGAGACCACCACTCAAAAGAGAACGGCGCGCGCCGCCATTCTCACAACGCGCAACGCGCGGAAAGGCACGGTCACCTAGTGCAACTCAAGGTCTTCAGCGTCCGGGATGAAAAAGCGGAAGCGTTCGCGCAACCGTTCTTCGCCGTGTCAACCGGCATGGCGATTCGTCACTTCACCGACTGGTGCCGCTCGAAAGAAACTCCCCTCGGGCTTCACCCCGAGGACTATCGCCTCTACGAGCTGGGCGTCTGGGAGGACGCCATGGGCCACTTCGTCAACGAGGACACTCCCCGCCTCATTTCGTCGGGTTCCGAGCACGCTTCTGCCGGACCTGTCAGGAGTCTCCCTACCGCATGAGCAAGAAAAACGAAAAGTCGACCTGTCCTCCGGAGGTCATCATCCGGGACGCCTACCACCGGCCGCCTTACGTCGGCCAGTCCTTCAAGTCGCACCCGTCGAAGACGATTCAGGCTTTCAAGGCCGAGTGCGACATCAACAACACCGTCGCGAAAGCGGTTCGCTCTGGCATGCCCGTGATTACGTCTGGGCAGGCCCGCCAGGCTCTCTTCTGCGACGTGTCAGGGGTCGAGGACTATCAGTCCAGTCTCGCGGCCCTAGAGGCCGCTGAAACGGGCTTCGCCCATCTCCCGGCAAAGGTCCGGGACCACTTCGGGAACGACCCCGCCGCCCTTCTTCGGTTCATCGACCAGGGCGGCGACCTGACCACCATCGAACAGACCCCGGCGGCTCCGGCCGCTCCTGTTCCTCCTGGCGTCAGCCAGTCCGTCTGAAAACGCGCGGCCGCTCTCCGGCCGCTCGTACCTGACCCTCACTTCACGCTCTGCGAAAAAGGGCCGCCCCACCAGGGCGGCCCTCACTTTATAGACGGCCTTCTCCGCCGTCGCCGGGACACGTTGGTTACTTGATACCAACTGTCCTAACTGACACCGACACACAGGGAACGCGCTTCCCAGACCTTGAAATACTCGATAAGTTCTTTATATCTGGGGGGTTAGAGGGGGGGAACCCCCCTCATTTCCATCAACAAAGCCCTGCTCTCTCTTCTCTCCGGTCCTTCCCCCCC